ATCACTTATAGTCTGCCCTTCCGTCACGGTGCTTATCACTGGTGCACTTGCTCCGGTAGTTCCAGCCGTGGTGCACTCCAAAAAATAACCTGCTGGGATATTTTCCAATAATGCTGTATCACCAAGTGCATAAGCATGGGAGCGTTTGGAAAGGCCCAGATAGCTGTCCAGCATTTCGACATCCACCAGCCCGGCCGGGTCAATCTGCACCTCAATGTTGGTAGCATTGGCCACGGCGATATTCATGGCATAGGTTGCGCTGACCTGGGCCGCTGCTGTCGACGCTGGGAGCCACTCCGGCTGATTGTCGATGGTAATCATGTACAGGATTTCACCAGCAACCGGATCCTGGGCGAATAGGCCCCATTCACGGCACCAGAAGCCAGCCTGCAGCTGGGTGGAAAGGACGACGCCGGTTATTGTGGCGTGGTCCCCTTCCGATACAGCAGAGCTGATACCCAGTACCGCCTTGGAACCTACCAAGTCGGTTAAATTGTCCACGGCATCCATACTTTCGGTGCCGTCGCCTAGCTTAATTTTTGTAAGTATCAGCGCGGTGGTCCCCGCCTCTACTTTTGCCTGTAATGCTCTTCCTGCGGCCGTTAGTACGCCGCCTGCCCATTGTGACATGTTCATTCCTCCTATTCTGTAGACATTGCTACTGTAAACTTTTTATGCCTGGAAACACCGCCGCCCATGTACATAATATCCTGTACCTCGTGATTGGTAGGTGTTTCCATAGATACCTCATACCGGATATGCTGAGACATTGCACCAGCGGCATAATACATGCCAGCTTCCGTCTGGTCCGTAGGCTTGGCCGGTGATACGGTGATGCGCTTATGTAATGATGGCGCACCACCACAATACAGGTCCGTATTCAGATACCGTATAAAGCCAATCTCATCCAAGTGTGACCTTGTATTTTTAACTGAATTTATGGCCTGAATAACCCGATTTATTCCTCCCTCTGATGGCATTGTGTCCACTGTCGTTACTTTAAAACAGTAAGGATTGCCCCCATACTCAAACCACTCAGATACAACGCCACTCTCAAAAACGGTCTGTACCAATTCCTGCACCGCTGCCTTTGTGCCCTTTTTCATGTGCCAGCGTATGGAATTTTTGACAAGGGCCCGACGTTTACCAAGACTTAAGCTGGTATCATAAAAATCCACATGGAAATGTATGGCCAGCGCATCTACTAAATCACTGGATAGCTCATCAATACGAGGGTACAGGCATATCAGTTCATTTAACGCATCCAGCTCGTGAAGCTGTTCGTCAATTACCTGGGCCACTTCCCGCAAATTATCCCGATTCAGTGACTCCGGGAGCCGGTCAGCAATGCAATAATCCTGCCTATTCATCTTCACCGCCTCCCATTGTTACCGAGATAGTTTCAACCTTGGCCACCTCAGTATCATCCACGGTTGTATAAGTCGGGCTTGTTACCTCTACCCGCTTTACACCATTGACTGCCATAATGTACTGAATGAGCCTGGAAGGAACAATGTCCCGCCCCAGCTTCGACTGTTCCCATTCAACAAATCTGCTGACAGCTTCGTTGACGTTGTTCTGAACTGTGACCGCATCCATGCCATTTTCAATGTAGTATGTGGCAATAATGTCATAATCCACCACAGAAGGGGCTTCTATGCTTACGTTATCCGTCAATGGTCTTACATCATCAGCTGAAAGAGCAGCTTCAACCTCCTGTAAAAATTCTGTTCCAGGAATGCCGCCCCCAGTCAGCAGAGGCACCACCAACACATCCCCTGGCTCCGGTGAGCTGACAGATACATCCACAATGGAGCTGTTCAGCGACTTGGTAAAAAATGCATAGGCCCCGGCGGGGCCTGCACTTGAAAAGCTTTCTGGGGCCTCAAAAACTCGCTGCCTCAATGCGTCATCTTTTTCTATATCACTGCCACCCTCGCTTTTGGTGGTATTTACCATTTCAGCCACAAAGGCCACGGGATCAACAATACTGGAAATTTCCCCTGCCTGAAAATCATTACCGGCGGTTCCAATGGTCAAGCAGGTGGCTCCTACAGTTCCAGTCGTTGCACCGGCCATTATTGTCAGTGCTTCATCTGTAGCAAAATACAAATCTCCGCCTGCGCTTACACGGGTACCGGCCGGAATAATTGTTTCAATATCACGCTCAGCTGATAAGGTTGCCTTGATTGTGGTAGTGGCGGGCTTAGCTTCAATGCGTGTTACACCCAAAAGAGCTGCCAGATTATCCAAGTAATCGCCGGTGGAATACTTCAATAAATTCATTTTCCCGGTATTGTTGATGTTGTTCTGAACCTGCACTATTACATCAGCCACAAACAATATAAAAAGGCGTATCGGATCAGCCTTCGCCAATGTACGCCCTGTAATGTTCGTATAGCTTTCAAAGAGTGCCGCCTCTACCTCGTCTGCATTGACATTCACAAAATCAATGTTGGGTAAATCAGCCAGTTTCACTAATGGTCACCTCCACGGTCGGGATAAGCTTGCCGGATATTTCCCCGTCAAAGGTTATCCTTTTGATTTTTGCCCTTGGTTCGTATTTTTTTACCTGAGTAAATATTTCATTACTCCATACAGCCTTGGCCCTGGGCATTGGCATATCAACCACACTGCCACTTATACCAAAGCTTCTGTCCAGCGGAATTTCTCCCTTGATGGTAGTGAGTAACGTCTGCACATTTTGCAGCACTTCACTTACTACCGAATCAGGAGCAAAGTCAATGGACGGCTTCTTGTTGGCTGTGACTAAGTACGCCATAAGCTACCACCTCCATAAAAATAGACATGTCATGAGCTGCCCTCTCCTGACATGTCTGCCGTCGCCTGTTCTTCCTTGTAATTGCTATCATCATATTCCTTGAGGCTTACGCTTACTACAGCGTGTATTAATTTACCGCCAGGATCGTAAAATGTCTCGCCAACATTTACGTTTTCCAAGCGCCAATAGTTCTCGCTCACGGGCTTCTCACCAATAATAAGTGGGAAAACTTCTCCTTTTTCACACATTTCCATCAATGTATTGATTTCGTCTGCCGGTTCAATACCGTGAGCCGTGGTCAATACAATATCAAAGGAGGTCTGTTTTAAGCCAGGCCCCAAGAACTCACTTACGGGCTTTTTTAAAATCAAATCATGCTCCTGCCATCTGGATCCGGTACCCTGTGACAGCTTGGTCGGGGTCAATAAATGGTACGGCGACACCTCAAAGGATACTGCACCCATATAACCTATGTACATTATTTATCAGCCTCCTACAAAAACATTAGGGCTGCCCTCTGCCACGTTTCCACCACATGATACAGGGTCCCCGATTCTGCCAGCTGCCCGCCCATTGATGAATACTGTACCGCTACCGGCAGCTATTACACCGCGGTGGGGCGGATGCACGTCACAGGAATGTGGATTGTAGCTGTCCCCCACCCTTCCAGCCAGCTTACCATTAACAACCACATTAGGACTGCCGCTGGCCAAGGATATTGGTGGACATGAATCATGCCCTGTATTATTATCTCCCACCCGGGTCTGTGCTGGCATATTATCACCTCGCTAATTGATATAAATCATGGCTCCCGTTATGGTCAGATTGCCTGCAGCATGAATTTCCATATTGCCATTACCATCAGATTTGACATAGCTTCCATCGGCAAAATGAACGCTTCTGACTTTTGGATCAGCTTCCACAGGTGCATCTACGGTGCTATATATAGCTCCTAATATAAAGCCGTCACCAGTACCCTTGCCTGAGAAATTTGGGGCCTGAATACAAAGCACCTCATCACCTACTGCCGGTATCCAAAAATCCTTTGTCGCTTTGGTCCCCCGCTGCAAAACAAACATATCATTTGAGACCTTGTCCGCCTTATCTTCCCTGGTAACCTTTACAGTCCCTTTGGCTGCGTTTTGCTCACAGACAACGGCGGTAAAAATCAGGTTTTCCAGGGCTTTTTTGGTTTTATCATCAATATCCATCCAAACACCGCCTTAAATCCAGACTGGTTATATATCCGCCTCCCAGCTTGTGGCTGGCCTTGGTAATAATGTACTTGCCATCAAATTTGCCAAAATTCTCCAGCTTCACCAGTAAGCCAGCTGAATAATTCAGATCACCCAACAAAGTAAAGCTGGCTGTTACTTCATCTTTGTTCTTTTCCCTCAGCTTTTTGCGGGCCAATCGTTCAGCCTCAGCAACATTTTCCACCTGCTCATTAATCTCCAGCGTTTTGCCATCGGTTTTAT